GCCCCATCTAGGTTTCGATAATGTGTGCGGAATCACAGTACGTTTCTGAAGACTCTTTGGAGTGTATGGAGGTCGAAGACTACTTGTCCCCGAAGCTGAGGGTCGATACATGAATCTGTCAGTATCGCTGGCCCTTCCATTTCCTGCCAAAGTATCATGAAATCATTCAGAAAAGCCGGATCGCCTAGCGATGATATCGCATAGCCAAGCAACCGTCCCCTGTGGTGAGCATCCGATTCATCAGGTCTCTCCGGATGAAAGAAGGCTGCCCATCGTTTTATCGGGTCAAGAACTCGAGGAATATTCCCCGTGATATCAAAACCGAGCCACTGGATCGATCCCGACACGGATTTCTTCATCGAGATTTCAAAGCCCAAGTCCGCTGCGTGCCCAACGATATTCGAAAGGCTGACCGCTTCGCGAGTGAATATAACGAGATCATCGCCAAAACACTTAACAGATTCTAGGTCTGGTTGACAGTAGTAGGCGAGAAACAAACTGATGGTACTTCCAACAATGTGCGTCCAAACCGAACCACTGGGAACACCGCCCTCTAGGACCAAATCCTCTCCATCAGCACGTACTTTCGTGTTGATGAAGTACTCCACAAAAAGCTGCCATTCCTCTTCCTCATGTTGCCTCAAATGGAAGCACTCACGAAGAGCCGTAAACGCCATTTCAATGAAAGGTCGTTTAACGCTGAGGTCAAACCCTGAAAAATCCAAGGAGGTGGGGTACCCCTTGTGATGTGATTTGAATTTCCGCAGCCCCCCGCTCAGCCAGTTATGCTGGGTACCAAACGGGCACGAGTAAGAAGATCTCTTCAACATCTCGAGCAGTGGAATAGCGTACTTACCTTCTAGGCAGCACACCGGATACGGAGTCACAAACACTACTCGTGATTTGTGGTCCGTGCCCTTAGCGAGGTGGGACCTGAAAGCTACTGCGGAGGGATTGTCAATACAACCTATTCTTTTCCACCGCCTCACTTCCGATCTTACGCGATAAAACGGAACATCGTTCTTTGTCTTGAAGCACCTCACAAAGTTCTCAGTTGCTGTATCGAAGAAGAATCCTGCTCCAGTGTCTTTCTTGAGCTTCCAAAAACTTCGTAGCAAAGAGATCGGCTCACATCGAAAAGGAGCGAGAGCTTCTCGAACCTTACTCAACGCATACCTAACCCTGGCGCTGTCAGGATTAATTGCAAGGGCCTGATAACGGTTGTGTCTGTAAACGTACTTTCTGAACTCATCAGGTCTCGGTTTACAGCGTTTCCAGCCATAGCTCTCTACCGTGTGAAAGA